CCAGCAACAATGAGTGGCCAATTCCAATTGAAGCGGGCGACAGGCGATTCTCCATTCTCGCCGTTTCCGAAGAGAAGAAGCAAGACCAGCATTACTTCGGTCAACTCTTGCTGGAGCTTGCCAACGGCGGACGGGCAGCAATGTTGGCGGATCTCTTGTCGTATAAGGTTGACGACAACATGCTCAGGACCCCGCTCAACACAGCCGCAAAGGCGGCCGTCGCCGTGCACAGCATGAAGACAATCGAACATTGGTGGTTCGAACTACTTCAGCGCGGCACGATCTTCGATGATGTCTGGCCGACGCAGATTGTAAGAAGCGATCTTCACGACAGCTACATCAAATTCCTCGATCGCCATCACAAGCAGAGCCGTGATCCTCATGCGACTGCAACTGAACTCGGAATGTTTCTTCGCCGATTCACTCCTGTGCAGCAAAAGGTGACAGTCAACGGCACCCGCACGTTCATCATCTATGTTCCTGCACTTGAGGCCTGTCGTCTCGAGTGGGTGAAGGCTGTTAGATGGCCGACCAACTACAGGTGGGACGACGAAGAGATCGAGGCGGGCGAGGCGATAGAACTTCCGAAGGACATCGACGAAATGTAGCATCTTGATAGTTCGTCTGAGTAGCAATCATTTTGCATCAGTCTTCAGAAAATAGGCTGGACAGGTTGGCCAAGCTGGCCGATTCTACGCACTTGTTACGCCTTTTGTTCGCCGTTTGTTCGCTAGCTACGATAAAAACTTAGCGTAATGTTTTAGGTAGCTGGTGGACAGGCTGGACAGGCTGGACCGGACAACGACGCTTAAACGCTACTCCAACTAACCTGTCCAGCCTGTCTAACTTATAGGTAATTATATAGAGTTGAAAAAGAGGGCGAAACTTTTTTGGCTCTAACGGTTGAAGCGGGTGGACAGGCTGGCAGCCAGGACAGGCTGGACAGTCATTACTCAAAAGTTTTACTGAAAAACAGACTGTTCACCAGTCGGGATGTGTGATACGCTCCGCTCCAAGCCAGTGGCTGATGTCCTTGAAAAGATTCCGCTAGGTTCTGGTCCGCTCAGTCCTCGACAAGCGGCGTTCGTTCAGGAATACATCATCGATCTTAACGGTACGCAGGCGGCGATTCGTGCTGGCTACTCTCCGACTTCCGCAGGAGAGACAGGGTGTGAGCTTCTCAAATACCCTAACGTCGCTGCTGCGCTCGAGAAAGCGAAGGCTCAACGAGCTTCGCGCGTCGCTGTCACACAAGATTCTGTGCTGCATGAGATGTCGTTGCTCGCCAACGCCTCCGTCGATCATTACTTCGTCGACGAACACGGCGACTTGAAGGCGAAGCCTGAAGCTCCGGATGGTGCGATCAGAGCGGTGGCTTCCATCAAGAAGACGACGCGCATCGACAAGGACGACAACATTACCTACACCGTCGAGTTCAAGCTCTGGGACAAGCCAGGCTCGCTCAAGTTGATGGGTCGTCACATCAACCTCTTTCCTGACAGGGTCGAACATACAGGTGCCGGCGGCGGGCCGATCGAGACGGTGTCGAAGGTCGAACGAGTCGTCGTCGATCCTGCGACAGAGAAAGTCTAGTGCCTCTCTACGAGTTTGAGTGCGTGAAGTGCCATCGTCGTGTCGAGAAGTTCTTTTACACATATGATGCGATGATTCAGGGCAAGGACTGGGAGTGTCGGCAGGGCGGCTGCACTGGCTTTCTTCAGAAGCTCATGTCGGCGGTCGCCTTTCACGTGCGGGGCTTCAGCTCGGCGAATGGATACTCGGGCGGCCAGACATATGAGGTCAAGACCAAGGAAGAAGGCGTGCGGGTGATGGTCAAGTCGTGAGGGTTCGCTGTGCCTGTGGCGGTTCTCTCTACTATCGACGCTCTGGTTGGTTCGTCTGCGAGGCGTGTTGCTATTGGGTGCACTGGGCTGACATTCATCCGTTCATCGTGTGATGGGTCGCACTCTTCAGATTCCGACGGCGAGAGCTTACCTCCCATTGCTCAAGCCGAGCAGGTACAAGGGGCTTTGGGGTGGCAGAGGATCGGGCAAGTCACATGAGTTCGCCGAGCTGCTGATAGACGACGCGTTGACGCATCCTGGACTTCGCGCAGTCTGCGTACGTGAGATTCAGAAGTCGCTCGAACAGTCCGTCAAGCGGTTGCTCGAAGACAAGATCAAGACGTACGCGTTAGAGAATCAGTTCAGGATGATGCAGAATCACATCGACACGCCTGGCGGTGGCATCTTCATCTTTCAAGGGATGCAGAACCACACTGCCGTGAGCATCAAGTCGCTCGAAGGCTACGACCGCGCCTGGGTGGAAGAGGCGCAGTCGTTGAGCGATACCTCGCTGACGCTGCTTCGTCCGACCATCCGCAAGGAGAATTCAGAAATTTGGTTCTCGTGGAATCCTGACAGCGCGACGGATCCAGTCGATCGTTTTCTGCGTGGCATCATCACGCCGCCTGATGCGATCGTCATCGGCACTACCTATCGCGACAATCCATGGTTCCCCGACGTGCTCCGCAAGGAGATGGAGTGGGATCGGACGAACGATCCCGACAAGTATGCACACGTGTGGGGCGGCGGCTACATTCGGCACTCTGAGGCGCGGGGGTTCAAGAACTGGCGCGTCGGAGAGTTCGAAGCGCTATCTGATGCTTCGTTCATGCTCGGCGCCGACTGGGGCTTCTCGGTCGATCCTTCGACGCTGATTCGGTCGTTCGAGCAGCGCGTAAATCCAGCAACTGGCGAAGCATGGCCCCGCAAGCGGCTCTATGTCACGCACGATCTCTATCAGGTAGGCGTCGAGATCGACTTCTTGCCGCGGTTCTTCGATGGTCTTGTCTGCGGATGTCGCATACAGGCTGACGGATCTCCGATGCCCGGTGGCTGTCCCGATCCCCAGAATCATGGATGGGCGAGATCCTGGCCCATCATCGCGGACTCCGCGCGTCCAGAGACGATCTCATATCTACGCCGCAACGGCTACAGTCGAATGGAGTCGGCGAAGAAGGGCGCGAATTCCGTGAAGGAAGGCGTCATCTTTCTTCAGGGTTATGACATCATCATTCATCCTCGCTGTGTCCATACGATCGATGAGTTTACGATGTATTCGTACAAGAAGGACCCGCTGACCGACGTCATCATTCCAGTGCTCGAAGACAAGAAGAATCATATCATCGACCCGATTCGCTATTCCGTCGAGCAGCTGCGTGGCGCACTCGTCGTGCGTGAGGCGGTGTGGGGATGAAGATGTCCGCCATCTGTGTTCTGCTCTGCATGCCAGCGACAGCACTGGCGCAAGAGCCCCGCGTGCAACTCCCAACCGAGATGCAGCGCAAGGTCGCGGACGCCGCCTCTTGGGCGACGGCTCTTACGACAGTTGCTCTCGACACCAGAGCATCGTGGGATTGCCCTGATCGTCGTCGCTGCTTCACAACTCAAGGTGCTCGACTTGGCGTGACATATGGCGTGGTCTACTTGGTCAAGAAGCTCGTGCATCGCAAGCGACCATGCTATCCAGACTGCGGCATCGACAATCCATTCTCGTCCTTCTACAGTGCGCACACCGCGCTGGCGTTCCAGTCGGTGGGTGGACCACGCTTGATGTTCACCATCCCTCTTTCCATCGGCACGGGCGGACTTCGCGTCGCTGCTGGCAAGCACTGGATCACCGACACGCTCGTTGGGGCGGGCGCGGGACTTCTCACTTCAAGGATCAGGTGACACATGAGGAAGCTCCAGCGCTTCTCGATCGCCATCGTCGTTGCATCACTCTCCGTCTCATGCGCCCTCCTGCGCATCAATCCGAACACGTCGGAGGTGCAGCAGGCGCGGGCTGCGGCCGTTCAGATCTTCGAGGCTGTCGAGAAGGGCGGCCTCATGCTTGAGCAGGTGCAGATCCTCGAGATTCAAGCCTTCGACTCGGGACGCATCCAGGTGGAGACGCATCGTGCCTTCCATACCAGGCTGCTCATCACGACGAAGCTCGTGCGGCTTGGGCTCACGCAGATCCAGAAGGCGACGTCGCTGCCTGAGCTGAAGAACACCGTCACCATGCTGATCGATGACATCAAGGATGTGCAGAAGGAGTTCGCGGCTCAACTTCCGCTGGCGGTGGGCGCTGGCTTGAACCTGCTCATCACTGGCCTGTCGTTTGCGCTTCTGATCTTGTAGGAGAATTCACATGCTGTCAGCAGAGATGATCTTAGGCGCAATCAAGTTGGTCTCGACGCTCGTCAACATGGGCGTTGGCACCGCACAGCACGCGGACGGCTCTACGCTCACGCAAGAGCAGGTCGACGCCGCGTATGCGAAGGCCGATGCACCGTTCAAGCGAATCGAAGATCGCTCACAGGCTGAGCTCGACAAGCTGAACAAGGGCTAGTCATGGTGACACTGGTATCGGGATTAGTCCTCGCTGGGCTCGTCCTTCTCGGCGTGCTCGTCTGGACGATCTGGTCGCTGCACAAGCACCAAGAACCTTTCAGGCGAGCGTCGCGCTGGAAGCTGGTGTTCATCTTCGCTGCTGTACTGGCGATGGTCGACCTGTCAGATGTGATGGGGAAATCTCGCGCTCTACGACAGCAGACGTCCGAGTGTCGGGCGAGCTTCGAGAGAGACTTCACGTTTGATCCTTCACAGCCAAACGTCGCACCGTCATACAATTGGGATACGACGAAG